TTGCTGTTGCTTCTGCTTCTCTTTGAATACTACTAAAAACAGTTTTAAATTTAGCATCTGTTTCTTCAAAATCACTTGCCATTTTAACAGCAGCTGCTCCAAGGCCAATAACTGGTATTGTGATGCTTCTTGTAAGTGTTTGCCCAGTTCTCTGCATAGATGCCCCAAACTTTCCAATGCTTCTTTGAGCCTTTTTCATTGCTTTGTCAAAGCCTCTTAAATCAGCTCCAAATGCAATAGTTAATAAACCAACACTCTTATTTGCCATGCTCACTCATTTTTTTAATATATTCAGCTTTTGCTTTCAATTTCTCGTAATCTATTTTTTTATCCTTTTTATCCCACTCGAACTCAATCAAATCAGTTGGCTTTATTTTTTTTCCTTTTGCTATTTGAATATTTAGTAACAAAGTAGTTTGCCATCTTGTTCTTTCCCACTTACTTCTTTCCCTTATATTCTCAAGCTCATAAAAGCCATCCAATTTATTCCAAAAATGTTTAGGCAAGTAATCATAAAACTCATTTACTCCCATGCCTAACTGTCCAAAAGCAATTCTCTCTAATTCTCGCCAAGAGAGTTTGTTTTTTACTTCTTGGCTTTCTGCTTTTTTTCAGTATTACCCCCCATTTGTTCAGCCAATATTTCCATAGCTTTTCCAATACTATCAAAATCACCATCTATCAAATCAGCCAAATCATCAACACTTAAATCACAATCTTGCTTTGCAGCTCTATGCCCATCCTCAATGCCACAATATATTAAAGTTAAAGCATCATCTAAAGTCATATCTACACCAAGTTTATCTAAGTCTTGTAGTGATGTATTTGTTTTAGATGAATATTTTCTCAAGGCATTAAAACCAAATTTAATTGGTAATTTTTCTTTATTTATTTCTATAAAAGTATAATTCATTTTTGTTTAGTTTAGTAAGGATCAGAGCAATGGTACTAAACAAAAAGTACCAAAGCTCCTTTCCTAATTTTTTAATTTACTGTTTGAGTTAACGAACCAGTCCCCTCAATTGTAAGTGAATATGTTGCAGTATCTTCTGTACCACCAGTTATACTAACAGATGTAATATAACCATTTCCAGCATAACTTATATCATTTGTTGATGTATCACCAAATATAAATGAGACTTGTTGTCTTGCATTTAAAACATTTGTTTCTAAAGTATCATCAACTCCATCTGTTAAAGCTACACCAGATTTATTTGTCCAAGCATAAGCCCCATCAATATCAACTGAGTAATCTCTTAATCCCTCTAAAATTTCTTTGTATCCATTACTCTCTTTGTTTGTGATTTCTCTCGGTGAATGATTAACATTCAGTGTACAGTTTTGAGCAAATGCAACAAGATTAGTTGTTCCAGTGCTGTAAACTTTTATTTCAGTTCCATTTAAAATAGCCATTTTTTTTCTTTTTTATATTAATTAATTATTTTCTTCGGCAACTTTTTGTTTTGCCTTTTTTTCTTTTTTTTCTTTTAAGTAACCATTCTCTTTTAAAAAAGCAATAGTTTCTTGATTTGTTATTTTTAATATGCTACCAGCTTTATTTACTTGACCAGCATACCTCCAATTTTTACTTAATTTTATTTTCATATTATTTTCTTTTAACTTGTCGGATTAATTTGTCTAATTTCAAAATCTAAAGCCTTTCTATAAATCCCAGCATCACCACTTGTATTATCAAAAATATCATTATAGCCTTGAAATTGACTTGATTGTATTTTAATTGTAGCATATTCTGCATCAGGAATCCTATCCATTGCAATTCTTATTTTTTTTGCTAAATCAGATGCTTGAGAATAAGTTTCACTGTAACAAGAAATCATAACGTCATTTGTATCTAATGTTGATGGCCCATCTTTTGTATCATTTGGCTGAACTCCATTAACATCATAAATAATAAAAGGAAATTCAGTAGTTTGAGGAGCTACATTTGGAAATATTCTTGTATCAACCAAATTAACAACATCAGTATTATTTGACAAAATATTATATATCGCTTTTCCTATTTCCATTTAATATCCAAATTTACCATATTTCTGCAACTTTCTTTCATGACTTTTTATTGCTTTAGCCATAACAAACTCAGCATCATTCATTGAGTTTTGTGTTACTTTTAAATAATTACTTTTCCAAGCTGGTTTTATAAATGGCTGGTCTTTTCCAAATCCTCTTCCTCCAAATTTAACTTCACCACCATATTCAATCCATGCTCCATAATATCCACTCTTTCCCTTTTTATCACTAAATCTTCCTTTTGTTCGTGGACCAACAAAACCTCCTAAATATTTCCTGCTTGCTCTTGTTGTAAAATAACCAATACTTCTTTTTAATTGTTCAGTTCTTTTTACATCCTTTTGATTCTGTTGTCCAGTCAAATCATTAAGATTTGATTTTGCACCATCAATAAAAGGCTTACTATTTTTTCTCCAAAACTTTTGCCAAACAGAGTTTTTCTTAACTTGTTTAGGTAATTGCATAAACAAATCGTTTAATTCTTTTGTTCCTAAAACTGTTATATTTGACTTAGCCATTAATCTTTATTTTCACAAATTATTTCTAAAAATGCTTCTCTTCCATCAATTTGATTTATAACCTTTGGAAAATATTCTTTACCATCATAATCAATTCTTGATTGTAAATTTAAACTTCCCATATCTAAATTTCTTATATAAACATGGAGCTTTGTCATCCCAGTTATTTTTTCACTTTGATCAGTTCCTTCACTTCCACCCTTCCATTCTATTGCAGCCCAAACTGTTCTAAATAGACTATATGTTCTTGTAGCCTCACCATAATTATTAGTAGTTGTGCTTACAGAATAAATTCTTACTCTTCTATCAAGTTCCCCTATTGTCATCCTACTATCTGAACTTTATATGTATCAAGCAACCATTTAACATTCATTGGTAATTCAGTTGCAATTCTACCTATTACAACACTATTTCTATTTTGATAAAAATTTCCTATTGTCAAAAGAATAGCTTGTTTAATTATTTCTGGAACATCACTTGCAGCTGCTCCATAACCAACAGTGTATCTTGCAACAACAGCATCATTTCTTTTTGTTATACTTGGAAAACTTTGCCCATCAGCTAATTGTATCTGTGATGGCTCATAATTTAATAAAGCATCATATATTGTTGGATTTAATGTTTGCAAAGAATTATCATTGTCATAATATCTAACATTAACAACAGAACTTACTTTGCTTTTAAATAAAGTTTGTAGTTGTGCAAAATCACTACAAGTTTGGTCAATAACAGTATCAATAAAAAATCTATTTGTGTACTCTTCACTTAATTGTGTTGCAGCTTTTATAATAGATTCAATATAAGTATCATCAGCAGTTGTATCAACTTTTAAATGAGATTTAGCCTCAGTTAAAGAAACTGGGTAAGTAGATGCTGGAGTTATTACTTGATATGTTTTCATATTATTTAGTTATAAAAAAAGGAGTGATGGTAATTCCACCACCCCTTTTTATAAAATTAATTATTATCTACTATGCTTCCAAGTTTTTGTGGAATGTAGAAGATTGAACAGCACCAGCATCAACAAGAGATGTTAATACATAGCGAGGCTCACCAGTTCCAGCACCAGAGTAAATGTCATAAATCACATCTAATCCACCAAACTGTGCAATGTGTACTTTAGAGAAATCTCCAAATAAAGCAGCAGTTTTTGAAGCAGTTCCACCAGAGTTTAAGTTTGATGTAATAAATGAGAAATATCCATTTAATCTTTTATCAGCATTATCATATAATGCAGAAACACCAGTAACTTGAGCTAATGATTTAATATCAGAATATGCAGCTGGATTTAGAATGTAAGCCATTCTTGATCCTTCTAAATTTACATCAGCAGCTAAAGTATCTGTTTCCATTTTCTCAACGTTAGCAACTGAAATTACAGATGTTGCAGAAGATGTTGCATCATCAAATAAAGATAATGGAGCATTAGCAACATCACTATTTGCTAAGAATGCAGATTCCATTGTCGCAGCAACTGATTGAGCCATGTTTCTTCTTAATGCAGCTTCAATTGATGCATTTTGAGTTACAGCCTCAGCAGATACGTTAACAATAGAAATACATTTTTTTGGACTTAAAGTCAAAGATGTTGCAGTTCCATTTGCAGCTGGAGCAGATCCACCAGTTTCTGCAACGAAACCAGAATTGATAGATGAAAATACTGGGAATTTCATGTTGTTTACTCCAGAATAAAAATTAGCTCCAGCAGATGCCATTACTAAGTTTGCTTCTAATTGGTCTGTCCATGCCATTACTTGAGTTGCATTTCCAGCAGTTGTTCCAACAGCAGCTCTTGTTAATATGCTTGAAGGAATACCAATTCCCTTGTAAGATTGACCAGTATATCTTGACTCGTTTCTTGCTTCTTGGTCCATTTCTTTTACAAGCCCCTCGATTCTACCAGTTGCAGCTTGAGATAAAGCATCTTGAAAAGAATAATCTCTTATTTCTTTTTCTTCTTTTTTGCTTGTAACTCCAGAAATAACAGCAGCATTTCTTTTTATTGTTTCCATTTTTTCAGCTCTTTCTATTTTAGCATCTAAATTGTCAACTTCTGTTAACAATCCATCCACTTGATTATTTTCCTCAGAAGATAAATCTCTTTCCTCAGTTGTAGCAACATCTTTAATGCTTTCCAACTGAGAAATAATATCAGATCTTTCCTCTTTTAATACGATTGATGTTTTCATTTTTTAATTATTTTAATTTATTTTCTCTTTTTTAATTCAATATTTAATGAGAAAAGAGAGCCTCTCACTAAATTGTTTTCTTTTTCTTCAATTTTTTCTTCTTTAGTTTCCTCAACTAAACTTTCTTGATATTCTTTTAATCCTCTTTTAGCAACTACTAAATCACTTTCAGCCATGTTGTAAGCTGGATAAGTTACTGGTGAAACATCATAAAGCCTATCTATTTTTTTTATTGTTCTAATGTTGTTGCCTTCATCATCAGTTGACCATTCATCTTCTGCAACAGTAAATGCAAAAGAGCTTTGTGTTATATCACCTCGCTTCATTGAGATAGCTAAATCTTTTCCATAAGATGTTTCTGGCATTTCAAATTCATACTTTAATCCCCTTTCATCAGCTGATAATTTTAATGTTCCAGATGTGCTTCTTGCAAGAATAAGATTTGGATCATGATTAATTAAACTACGAACATCAGAAGAGTTAATTAAATCTTCATTAAACACTCCTCTTTCTACAAACTCATAGAAACCACCAAGATTATTTGATCTTGAATCATAAACACTTGCATAGCCAACAACAACATCTTTTCCATCATCTGTTGAATCAACTCTTGTTTCTACGTTAAAAATTCTTTTTTCCATATTATTATTATTTATATTTCTTACTCCTTTTTCTTCCTCTTCAATTATTTCTTTTCTTTTTCTTTCACTCCATTTAATAGCTGCATCACCACCCCACAAAGCCCAAGCTATTCTTCCAGCACTTGGAAAACCATCCTCATCTGGAGTAAATCCTTCACCTTGTTTATCTACTTCATGCCTTTTTAAATAGCTAAACATTTTTGTTACTCTATCTGGAGTTAATGAATTGTCAATTATCATATTGGCCGTCTTTAATCCCACATCTGTTCCACCTCTTCCAAATTCAGCCCTCCATTCTTTTCCTTTCTTTGCCTCAGCAACCATTCCTTCTGTTGGAGTTAAATCTATATCAGACAATGCTCTGTAATTACTATTATCATCTTCAGCTTGTTTTTTAGAATCATATTTACAAGCCCCAGTTTCACCCCACTTCCATTTGCCATTAGCACATTTAAGTGATGGCATCCTCTCCAACTTTATCTATTGTTGTCATATTCATTTGCATAAAATGTTTATCACCACCCTCAATAGAATTCATATTTTCTTTTTGTCTTACTTCATTTATTGACATATAACCATTTGTGATTGCTGTTTTATATGCCTCAGTTCTTGACTTTACATCACCTCTTAACAATCCATTTACATTAAACTCAATAAATGTTTTGCCTAATTCATTTGTTCTAAACAATTTAAGATTCATCTCTTGTTCAATTCTTGTAATATAAGGCATCAATGTATATGTTACAAACTCTTGAGATTGCATTTCAATATTATTAAAACTTGATTTACTTAAATCTTTAAGCATGTGAGGTGGCACATTAAATATTCTTGCAACCTCTTCAATGCTAAATTGTCTTGAACTTAAAAACTGAGCTTGTTCTGGACTAATAGAAATTGGCTTAAATGTTAATCCTTCCTCTAAAACAATTGTAGAATTACTGTTTTTTAATTTACCATAGTTATTATTAAAACTTGTTTTTAGTCTTTGCAATGCTGTATCACTTAAAGCTCTATCAGTTTGTAATATTGAACTTGGCTTTGCTCCATTAGAAAAGAATGTTGAGCCAAACTCTTCTAAACTAACACCCCAGTTTAATGCCTTAGCGCATTGACTAATGGGACTGAGACCTGTCACACCATCGTCTGTGATTGTTTTTATATGCAGCACATCAGATGAATCTAAAACAGCTCCACCATCTATTTGATAAAACAACTCATTATTATTTACAACAACAGTTACATTACTTGGATCTAAACATATTAATTGAACTGGTGTGCCAGAATTATTTCTTACAATTTGCACATAACTATTTCCCTCAGTACAAATACTTAGCATTATAAACTCAAAGAAAGTTATTTTATTTTGATAATAGTTGGGCTTAAATTTTACAAGATTATAAATTGGACTTTTAGAATCCTCTATTTTATCGCCATTAGCTTGTTTAGTATAAACAGAAATAGGTAATGATGAAACAGATTCAGCAAGTAATCTTATTGCACACCAAACAGCTGTAAGTGTTAAAGCTTTATCAGTATCAAAAACATTTGCATCTGGAAAAATTGTGTTAAGAGATAAATCTCTTTTTTGAGTTTTAGGAGGAATGAATACGTTTGTTATTCTTTCAAGTAAAGTCAATGTGAAATTTTTATTTTCACAATAATACGATTATAAAAAGTTATAAAAAAATATATTTAGTTATACTTTTTAACAATATTTAAAGTGACAAAATTCCTCTTGTATCATAAACACTATCACCACTTTCAGTTGTAAGATGACAACCTAAAGCCATCACCAAAGCAACTACTGGATCAACTTTTTCTTTAGATTTATTTTTAGCAATTTTAATATTACCAGCTGGATCTTCTTGCAAAGCCACATTACTCATACACCAATTCATGCAAGGATTATTATTGTGGATAATATTTTTAGCAAGTATTTCAGCCTCTAATGTTTTTGTTGGCATAGACATAGAAACAAATCCTTGTCCAAATGGATCAAGATTACATCCATCATTTCCTAAATCCACAATAAGCTGTGATGCTCCCCATCTATCGTAACACACACTTTGAATTCTATATTTTAAACTTAACTCATTTATCTTAGCTCTAATAAAACTATAATCAGCAACATCACCACTTGTTGCATAAATATGTTTATCTCTTAACCAAGAAACATAATCAACACCATCTCTTTCACTTCTTTTCTTTGCATTTTCTTCTGGAATAAATATATAAGGAATAAAAATAAACTTGCCATCTACATTAAACAATAATACAAAAGCAGTTAAATCTCTTGTAGATGCTAAATCTAAACCACCCCAACATTCTTTTCCTTCTAATATTGAGTAATCAAAATCTTGATGACAAGCATCCCACTCTCCAGATGTTATCCAAGCACTATGTGAATCTGTCCATTGATTAAGCATTAACCTTCTGAATGTGTTTTGATATGATGGAACATCAACAGCTCTTTGGCTTTCTCTTTCCATATATTCTTTTCTTAAACTAATACCATAATTTGGATTTGCTTTTTTCCAAGTGGATTCCAAAGTTATATCATCATCATTTTCAGCTTCATATATTACAGTATAAAATGAATCATCTTTAATAGTTCCTTCATTTACTTTTTTAGCATAAGAATATATCTCATAACAAATAGATTGCTTATCATAACCAGCTGTTGTAATTGCAATTGTTAATGGCTGCCTTCTTGAGCCAGTTGATGTTGTTAATGTATCCCACAAATCTCTGTTTGGCTGTGTGTGTAATTCATCAAATATTATACAGTTAGCATTAAAGCCATGCTTGGTTTTAGAATCAGAACTAATTGCTTGATAATAATTTCCTTTTGATTCATTGACAATTGAGTTTCTAAACACCTTGCCTCTTTCAGATAATTCTGGACTTTGCAAAATCATTCCTTTAGCAATCTCAAAAACTATTCCAGCTTGTTGTCTGTCACCAGCTGCACTATAAACTTCACTCCCTCTTTCCTCATCAGCAAATAACATATACAAACCAATGGCAGCACACAAAGTTGATTTACCATTCTTTCTTGGGACTTCAATAAAAACTGTTCTGTATTTTCTGAGATTTGTTTCTTTATTTTTCCAGCCAAATATATCACCTACAATTTTGCTTTGCCACTTTTCTAATTTTAATGGTTTACCAGTTAACTCTCCTTTTGTATGTGTTACAAATGTTTCAATAAAACCAATAGCTTTATTTGCTGCCTTATCATCAAAGAAAAACTTAGTCAAAGTAATTATTTATTTGTGTGTTGTTTGTTGTTAATGGAGCTGATATGTTGGCCCTTGCAACTGGAGTTAATCCAAATTGTGCTGCCAATTTTAAGGCATTATTTAAAGCATCATTTTTCATTTTAACAAATGGCTTTGCTTGGCTTCTAATTATATCACCATTAGTATTTTTAAAAATATCAACTCTTCCATTTTTTCTAAGTTCAGATTCGCATTCAATGTATAAGGCCATCTCATTGCAGTAGCTTTCAATCAATCTAAGATCAATGTGATGCAGCATTTTTAAATTAAATAATTGTGATGTTACTTTGTACCATTCCTCAACTCCAATTGTAGATAGTAGTTCTGGAGCTTCTGGCAATTGACTAACCAAATCAACTTGCATTTCATTTTCAAGAACTCGACTCTTTTCCAATGTTCCTTGCATTTCTTTCATTGCAGTTGGTAATTTCTTTCTTCCTTTTCCCATTATTTTTTAGTCAATGTTGGCTCAGTTCTTATTAGTGTTGGAAAGCCACCAAATTCTTTTTCGACCTCAACCATGTATTTTCCACAATTGCATTTGGCCTCTCTTGTTCTGACTTTTGAATCAACAATTTCTAAAGTTGCTTTCTCAATTTTTTTTTCAATTTTACATTTTTTACAATAATATATAAACATAATATTTGGTTTTAGTTTGAACTTAAACTGTTAATATACCTAAACATCCAATTTTACGTATGATATCGTTAAAG